GGCAAAGATGGGTGTTAAGAATTTATGGCGACTCCCTGTCTTTTGTTTCGGAGACCAGTTTGTTCATGTTCCAAAATGCTATGACTGGTCCAACGTCGAAGCTTATCACCAAACTCACTCCGAATTCCTTTCTGTCCCCCTTAAAGACTGGGGAGTTAACCATGACATGTCTGATAGTCAGTCTATCAACTTTGGTTACTTCCTCAAACACAATCATTATCCATTCGATAAAATGCCTATTAAAAATCAAGAATTCACCATTGCTCTTCTTGCCGATATAATGTCTCGTGTACCCCCTGACGATTCCTATATGAACCATACTGATTTTTATTACATTCTCGCAAGTTCTCCTTTTCACAAGTATGTCATTCAATCTGGCATTATTCCCAATCGCATTCCCTCTACTCTTTCTGGTTTTTACAGCTTACAAGGCTTTCTTAACCTTCACATTCTTGCTCGAATCTGCGTTCACGCAGGTGTCCAGCTAGAAGATGCCATGTATGCTAATTGCCAATTAGATGATCGTAAGTTTGAAGATGAACCCATTCCTCTTGCCAAATTTGATCAAAATGAATTTGCCTGGAATTGCCTCAATCATGTAGGCGCGTTTATCTTCGGCTCAGCCCTCACAGCCGCCGTTTGTTACACAGTTCTTGGAGCTATCCAATTAGTTTTCTTAGGCCTCAAAGCCCTAGGAGTTCTTTCACCTGAACAAGAAGAATTTGCCTCTGATTCTGGCGATGTCGAACTCACAAATCGACAGACCACCGTTATTTCTCATATTCGTCAACAAAATAAGAAGAATTTCAAAAGCAACCATTCAACAGATTTGCCTCAAGCTGCCCCTCGGCTTATGGCTAATATGTATCTTGTTGACTTTAATAAAGTCACTGCTTCTGGAGTTTTCCCCCACTCTAATTTTGTTATGTTCGTCAATTCTAATATCATGATTCTTCCAACTCACTATCTTGCTAAGGCCCCTTATGCAACTATCACCCTCTACCCAACTCACAAACCTGGAAACACAGCCATTGAAACTGTTAACTGGAGCGATTGCATTCTCCTTAACGATCTCGACTCCAAAGTCGGGAAACGTCTCGCTCGCCGCGATCTCACTGCAATTTATGTTCCTGGAATTCGTTTCATGAAGAAAGACATTTCTCGTTTGCTCCCTTCCGACAATGATCTTGGCTTGTTCCAAAATTATCATGGCGTTCAACGATTAGGTTTCGATACAGATGAAGGAACGACTTCTATTTCTAGATGTTCCACTATGCACACCCCTCAACTGTTCGGATTGTCGTCTGACAAATCCGTTATCAAAACTGATCTCGTAGAACTCTATGATTATTTCAATGTTCGCGGTCTCCAAGGAGGAGCTGGTACATGTATGTCACCATATGTCCCTCTCCAGTCCTCCCATCAATTCCGCGTTCTTGGTTTTCATGTTGCCTCCGATTCCACCACTTCCACTTGTACCTTCGCCCCGTTTACTAAAGAAGATCTTTATGACATCGAACTTGCGTTCGAACCTGTCACTAGAGATTTAATTTCTGCCAATCCCCCACCAGAAGTACTTTACCATAGTGAGATGGCTCCCATCCGATATGACCCTGTTCTATCCTCTCACCTAGGTTTAAAAGTACACTTCGAAATTGACAGGAAAGCGACCTCTTCCCCTCACACTTCTTTGATTGAAACTGTTGTTTCAAAAGGTATTCCTAATCACCCACCACCGTTCCCCCCTGATGACGCCCCTGCTTCTCTATCGAAAAATGCTAAAATGCTTGCTCTTCGCAAGCTCAACGGAAAAGTCACCTACTACGATTCCACTGTATTTTCTGATGATCGTGTGTTTGATGGTTCCTTTCCCAAACACATGACCAAAAGATTCTGCATAAGATTCCTTTCCCTTGAGCAATGCGTAAACGGCATTCCTGCCACTCGTATCCATAGCACTGATCTCACTAAAGCATCTGGCGCCCCCTACAATATGTATTCTATTCCTAAGAAAAGTTTGATAAAACGCGATTCTCCTGTTTCAAATATCCATGTTCCCCAATGGTATTTTGATTCGTCTATTGCTTCGTCTGTCCCTGACGTTTCATTCTTTTCTGATGAAGACAAACCCGGTCTTTGGATTCACCCCGATGTTCAAAGACACTTTTATTGGTTCCATCATTGGTCCCGAATTGGCATGACCCCTCTTGCTCTTTTCACGTTCTTCCTTAAAGATGAACTTCGACCTATTGACCGAGTCAGTAAAGAATACTCCCGTTACATCAATGCAGGACAACTTGCCCACATGTTTTTCTGCCGTTCAGTAATGGGTTATTATACCGATCAATTGGAGTCTGACCTCAATGTCTCCAT